GGTATCTTAGTTATATTGATTGCAAGATTTACACCATATTGGTTTGTTGGAACAAGTATGATAGTATTGTATGGTGCTAGTTTGGTAGTTGCTTGTTATCTTTTCAATAAACATTTAATACTATCTGATATCAGTTGGATAATAATTGTCATTACCATAGTTGGTATGCACAGTATATTTAACAGATTTATTTTAGAGTTTAAATTAAAACAACAAATAAGAAAACAATTTGAAACTTACCTAGACCCAAGACAAGTTGCCATATTACAGAAAGACCCAAGTAAATTAAAACTTGGTGGTGATAGAAAAGAGATGAGTTTTCTATTCATGGACATTGTAGGATTTACGCCAATATCAGAATACTACAAAAACAAAGATGACCCAGAAGGATTGGTAGAAGTTATCAATGACTACCTAAATCGTATGACTAAGATTGTCCTAGACAACGGTGGCACAGTTGATAAGTACATGGGTGATTGTATCATGGCATTCTGGAACGCACCATTAGATTGTGAAGACCATGCTGAGATGGCAGTCAAGACTGCTATTGAATGTGCAGAGGAGACTGATAGACTAAAAGAAGACTTTAAAGCAAAGGGGTTACCAGACATCAATATAGGTTCAGGAGTCAATACAGGAACTTGTATCGTGGGTAATATGGGTAGTGACACCAGATTTGACTACTCAGTCATAGGAGATGCTGTCAATCTAGCAGCTAGACTAGAGGCAACCACTAGAAACTACAAAGAAGAAGATGGAAGTATCGTTTCTACCCTATATTCATCACATACTATGGAAAAATTGAAGAATATTGAGTCTATAGAGGTAGATAAAATCAAAGTTAAGGGAAAAGATGAGTTAATTACCATCTATAAACCTAAATAAGAACCATTCTCATAAAATAATATAAATTAATTTACTTTTCTTAATAAAATCAATGACTTATACCCTTGACAAACCATGTCTGGGCCTAGTATAATGGTTACATAAGATAAACAATAGAGAGGTACGAGATGAAATCAGTAAAACCGGCAAGTTCTTTAGAAGAGGGCGCTAAATATATGATAGAAGCAATGGTAGACGACTATAATGATGTAGGATACACTACAAAAAAAGTTGACACACCAGACAACTACAAAGTAACAGAGGGTAGAAAATATATGAAAGTTATCAGAGAAAATTCTGTTACTGCATTTATCGCTAAAGAAGATTTCAAACATTTCAAGAAAGGTGATGTACTAAAAGCATCAAGTTGGAATGCTCCAGCACTAAACAGGGCTAGAGGGAACATATTTGATGGTATGTACCCAATAGAATGGACAGGTCCACTATATTTAAATTAGGGGTTGACAAAACATGTTTGATGCTGTTATAATGGTTACATAAGATAAACAATGAGAAGAGAGGAAATATGAACAAAACACTAATAAATGAAATGAAGAAACTAGACAATTCAGAGTTGAATGATGTTATGGATATGGCTCGTGAGTTGATGGTGGTGAACGGAAAGATGACATTTAAACCAGGCATGAAAGTTTTCATGGTACAAAAAACTAAGAGAACTCCAGGCGTGATAGTAAGAATATTACAAAAAAATGCTGTGGTTGATTTAGGTCCTGGCAGGAATTACAGAGTTCCAATGTCAATGTTGGAGGCAGCGTAATGAATTCAGATACAATAAAAACACAAAATTTTAAAGGCAAAAGAACAACATCTTTAGTCTTTGAATCTGATTTAATACCAGAAATCCAGAATGAAGAACACGATTTGACTCTTTTCAAGGCAATAATTAAACAAGCAATTGATGATACAATGAGTGAGAAAACAGCAAAGGAAGAAATTAAAGCTGGGGTAGATGCTTATATTTGGATTGTTAAACCGTCAAAAGAATTTTTGAGTTACTGTAAACAAATAGGTAGAGACCCACAAGTGATAATTGATTATGTCAGAGAGTATAGTGGATTTAATTATTTGGAGGAAGAGTAATGAATGACGCTGATATAATTTTAAGAACTGTTGCTACTAAGATATTAGGTGGTGACATTACAGAAGATGATGCTTTAGTTATTTTAGAAAACAATTTAAGACTGTTAACTGAATTAGCTGATTTAAATATAAAAGACAAGTATGATGCATTATCAGAAGTTTACAAAATGACAAACAGTATTTATGAAGACTAATTCAAACAAACCTAGGCAGAAATTTCAAGTTCGTGGTGAACAGAAAAACAAGTTTACGAAGAAACGACTAGAAGAAAAATCTAAAGGACTAGGTGTATCTGTTGGTGATGATTTTAATAAAGCATTACGAATCTTTAAAAAGAAAGTTTTAAATGATGGTAGATTAAATGATTTTCATGAACGACAATTTCACACTAAAAAAAGTGAAAAGAAAAGACTGGCAAAAGCTGCTGGTAAACAAAGGTGGTTGAGAAAGTTTGCTGAAACACCAGGCCCACATCAACCGAGAAAACGAATTAACAGAAAAAGGACAACGTAATGAATGTAAAATTATTAAGACTAACTACAGGTGAAGATATAGTTGCAGAAGTAACATACTCAGATGAAAGTATAACTACAATATCAAAACCTTTTGTATTAATACCAATGGCACAAAATCCAGGCTCTAGTGCAGAAACTAAATTATACTTTTCACCATTTATTCCATATGCCGATGATGAACAAATGAGTATTAAGGAAAGTAATATTATTATTGTTAATGAACCTAAACCAGAAATAAAAGAAAACTATTTAAATTATATCGGTGCAGTTGTGCCAGTTGAGAATAAAATTATAACATGACAGATGAAAAGGATAAAGATATGGATAATGTTATTTATGGCCCATGGGGTTCTGACCCAATATCTAATAAGTATGATAAAGGTACTACAACGTGGATTAAACAGAAGTATGATAGAGAATTAGACAGAAACAATTCTCAGTTACAAATGAAAGAAAAACTTGCTAAGATTGATGCAATGACTGAGAATGTTATGGTTCAGATGATACACACTTTTAGTGAAAATGGTTATGACATTACAGACGAACAGTTTATATTAGATGTAGGTTTTTTATCAGAAGTAATTAAAGGTGCTTTATCAAGACAAGAAGGTCTACCACATATCATACAAGGATTTATTGAACAGATAATGTCGCCAGAAAAAACAGAAAATGAAAATGGTGTAGATTTACATTATTCTAGATTTGATTCACCACTTTTGGCAGATATCATAGAAATGGTTAGTGAAATAACAGAAGATGAAGTTGATGTAGAGTTTTACTCAGATACAGAATTGCAGAAACTTTCTGATGAAGAAAAAGAAGAATTAAGACTTCTTAAAGAAGAAGATGATGAGAAAAAAGATGACTGAACATGAACTATTAAAAATAATTGATAATGAATTAATAGATTGCGATATAGAATTTGCAGAAGACAATGAACCTGGCACTATGAAAGTAACATTTCATTTTGACACAGAAGAAAAAAATGATTGACATAACATGTCTGGGCCTGTTATAATGGTTCATAAAGTAAAGAATTACAATGTTGTAATTGCCAATATGACTATTAGAGGCATAAAAATTAGTCACTTTAAAATTTAATAATCAGGAGATTATAATATGGGTAGAAATAAACTATCAAAGACACAACGAGTTATTAATGCATTTGAAGCTGGTAAAACAGTTACTTGGAAAACATTAAGAAAAACATTTGACCTAACTTCACCACAAGCAATGGTGGATAAACTAAGAAGTCAAGGTTATATGATTTATACTAATAAAGATGCTAAAGGTACTTCCTATAGAATGGGTGAACCAACACAAGCAATTATTAATGCTGGTGTAGGTGCTGTACTAATGAACGGTAAAGCTGATAAAACAATTATCGCTGCTGGAATCAAAGCACTTTATGGAAATGGCGTAGGATACGCTTCTTAATAAATTAAGAATTTTAGGAGGGTGGCCTCCGAAAAAGTAAGTGCCACCCTTTCTAAATTATTATAGGGATTTAATATGATATTAATTGACATGAATCAAATCACAATTGCATCTGTAATGATGCATCTGAATATGAATGATGGTGAGATGGATGAAGAAATGGTTAGACATATGATATTAAATTCAGTACGATTGTACCGTACTATGTTTAATGAAAAGTATGGGGAAGTAGTCATAACATATGATTCTAAGAATTGTTGGCGTAGAGATGTATTTCCACAATACAAAGCAGGTCGTAGGAAAGGTAGAGAATCAGATAACAAAGATTGGGATAAGATTTTTGGATTACTCAATGACATCAAATCAGAAGTCAATGAGTTTCTACCATACAAAGTTGTAGAAACCTATAGTGCTGAAGCAGATGATATCATTGCTGTACTGTGTAAGAAGTATCAAGACGAAAAAATTATGATTGTATCTGGTGATAAGGACTTTATACAGTTGCATAAATACAGTAATGTACGACAGTACAGTCCTATTACAAAGAAACATATAAATGGGGTTGACCCTGTCGTATATATAAAGGAACATATACTTAAAGGTGATAGGTCAGATGGAGTACCTAATGTATTATCACCAGACCACACTTTTACAGATGCACTAAGGCAAAGACCTTTAACATCTAAAAGAATTGAAAGTATATTAGCTCAAGAAATTGACGAACTAGATGATGAAGTGAAACGAAATTATCAAAGAAATGACAAACTAATTAATCTGGATAATATCCCAGAAGAATTGGAAGAAAAAATCCTAGATGATTTCAATGTTGCCACTAGTGGTGACAGAAGTAAGTTATTAAATTATTTTATACAGAAAAGACTAAAAAGTCTAACTGAACAAATTGGAGAATTTTAAAATGGCATATCAAACACACACACTATTGTTTTCAGAAATACTTGATAAAGTACACAAGGCGAAAACAAAATCAGAAAAAGTAGCAACATTAATAATCAATGATACACCAGCATTAAGAATGCTGATAAAATCATCTTTTGACCCCACAATAGAATGGGTAATACCAGTAGGTGAAGTACCATATGGAAAAAATGATGCTCCTATGGGAACAGAACATACTGTTCTTCAAATGGAATCAAAAAGACTCTGGCACTTTATTAAAGGTGCAGACAATGATACACCACAAGCACAGAAAGAAAAAATGTTTATTCAAATGTGCGAAGGTCTACATGAAAGTGAAGCACAATTATTATGTGATGCAAAAGATAAAAAATTACATCAAGTGTATAAAGGTTTATCAAAAGATGTAGTGAGAGAAGCTTTCAAGTGGAATGACGATTTCATGCAAGAACCTGCTCCTGTATATCCACAAGAGGCTGGAAGTGCATCTGGGGCAGACAGATAATTCTTGACAATAGTTGTGTCAAGCTGTTATAATGTTTTAAATGATGAGGATATAGTAAAGGTTACGTTACCACCAACTCACTCTCTCTCTCGACCTCATCAAAGAGTTGGTGGTAACACTTTAACAAGGGATATGCGTATGTGGTATAAAAGTATTACGACAGGATTCCATCCTGTAGAAGATTGGGCAGTACAATCCATACGCTCCATTAATTATGAGTAGACAAATTAAAAAAATACCATACAAGTTTGTCCATGTATATTGGATTGATATAGTATCTGATAGTTCATGGAGAAGTGTTGAAGATGTTAAAGAATCTTCTTTACCTAGATGTTTAAGTACAGGTTTTTTAATTGATGATAATGAGGAGATGATTAGAATCGTATCAGATTTTAATTTCAATGATGATGGCAGTATTGATGAATGTGGTAATTCTACTATCATTCCAAAAAGTGTGGTGCAAGAAGTTAAAGAGGTTTCGTAATGAAAGATGTGAAAAAAGTATTAATAGTTTTTTTATTATTGACTGCATGGAATAGTGCATTTGGAAATGACAAAACATGCTTAATAGAAAATATTTATTTTGAAGCAAGAAGTCAAGGTCAAGCTGGTTGGTTAGCAGTTGCACAAGTTACACTAAATCGTGTAGACGACAAAAGATTTCCAAACACAATATGCGAAGTTGTTAAACAAGGTTTAACATATGCAAGTGGTGACCCTATTCGAAACAAGTGTCAGTTCAGTTGGTTTTGTGATGGTAAATCAGACAAACCTAAAAATACAAAAGTTTATAATGAGATATCTGAACTAGTGGATTATATTAATGACCAAGATTTACTAGACATTACTGATGGTGCAACTCATTATCATGCCGATTACGTTAGACCATCATGGGCAAAAACTAAAACTAAAACAACTGAGATTGAAGACCATATATTTTATCGTTGGGAGAGGTAATGTTTGAACATGTAATCAGAACACCATTTGATATGAAACCTGTTTTTAAACAATGCGAACGACCAAAATTTAATGCAAACAATACTGATGTTTTTATTCAATCACAAAAAAGAATTGAGTTAGATAATTTAGGAAAAGATATTTGGTTTGAAACACCACATGCCGTTGAAGAAGAATTAGTATTTAAGACTGCACAAAAATTAGGATTGTTTAATCAGAAAAGTGATTACAGAGTTTTAATTGATTGTGATAATATGAAACAGTTGGGATTAGCCATAGAAGATGACATTGTAATTATGCATAATGGGAAACTTGAGGCATGTTTTGTGGCATTTCCTTCCTCATGGAACGCTGGTGAAAAGATGGGGAAAACTCTTGCAGAACTGCATGAACCTATTGCAGATAATGAAGCTCTACTTCGTGCATCTGATGGTATCATGAAAGCAATGACAAGTGGACAATCATTTGAAAGATATACATGGGGTATAACATCACTAGATGGGTATAGTAATCACCCATTATATGAGAAACCAGACTTTGATAGTTTAGATGATTTAACCTTTAGAGTTGAACATGAAAGGACTATGACAGTCAATGAGGGGTCTACGGCAGTCTTTTTGATACATGTAGACATATATCCACTAAAAGAGGTCTTAGAGACCGATTACGGACTTATTAGAGAGTCTATTGACAGTATGAGTACTGATGTGTTACAATATAAAAATCTAGTAAAAGTAAAGGAATTGATGAATGAATATATTTTATCTACATAAAGACCCAATAAAGAATATCAAAATGCATGTTGATAAACATGTAGTCAAGATGGCAACTGAATATGCACAATTACTATCTACAGCACACAGAGTTTTAGATGGTGAATTGTATGAAGGTAGAACTAAAAATAATCATAGAATTAAAAGATGGAAAATGCCTGATGAAAGAGAAAGTATATTGTATAAGGCGAGTCATGTGAATCATCCTTGTAATGTTTGGGTGCGTGAAAGTAAATCAAATTACCGTTTGATGTATGAGATTTATGTGGCTTGTCTTGCAGAATATACTTACAGATATGGAAAGATACATGGTGCATCTAAACCATCATTACTTTTATTAAAGACACCAGACAATATTAAAGACATTGGTTTGACAGAAGTACCTCAAGCAATGCCTGACTATTGTAAGGTAATTGGTAATCCAATTCAAGCATATAAAAACTACTATATAAACGAAAAGAATGGTTTTGCTAGTTGGAAAAACAGAACAAAACCAGAGTGGTACAAGGAGAACTATGCCAACATACACATTTAAGAATAAAGATACAGGTGAAGTCTTTGATGAGATAATGAAGATTGCAGAAAAACCAGAGTATCTAAAGAACAATCCACACATAGAGAAAGTATTAACTGCTCCTCATTTTGTGGGCGACCATATCATCAAAAAAATGGATGGTGGTATGAAAGAAACGCTTCAGAAGATAGCAGGTAGGAATCCTAATACGCCACTGGCAGACAGGTTTTCTAGAAAAACTGCAAAAGAAGTACAATCAGATAAAGTAGTTGGTAAATATAACCTCAAGGACACACTACTTTAATAAATACTATTGTGTTATAATTAATTTAACTATAAATTATACACAGGGGGTTGACTAATGGATTAGTTGACCCCTACTTATTATATTATAATATTATGATACTAAACAAACAAGACGCTATATATTCTGCTACGAAGTTAATAAAATATTTCAAGGACTTCAATCGTATTGACGATTACTTTCGTGTTAGAAAGATTGAACGAATAAAGAATATACCTCAAGCATTACCCGGCATGGGTTTAGATGATGATATGTTTCAATCATTTGATATGCATCCACAAGATATGAACTTTGAAATTATACTACCATCAAATGAAACATTTGATACTATGCTTGAAATGGTTGCATCATTTTCACCAGACAATGCTCCTGGCAAAATGATGAAAATAATTGTCAAAGAAACAAACACAAACAAAGTTGTTGGATTTATTAAATTAGGTTCACCAATAATTAATTCCAAACCTCGTAATGATTACTTGGGTGGTACACCAGATTTAAATATCTTCAACAAACGTGCTATCATGGGTTTTAATATTGTACCTGTTCAACCATTTGGATATAATTATCTTGGTGGTAAGTTGATGGCATCTATTTGCACTTCACATACAATTCGTAGAATGTTAAATGAAAAATACAATACAGAGTTCTGTTTATTTGAAACGACTAGTTTGTATGGTAACATCAAAGGTATGTCTATGTATGATGGTATGAAACCATTTCTAAGATATAAAGGTGATACACTATCTAAGTTTTTACTAACACTTGGTGAAGACCTATACTTTGAAATGAGAGATTGGTTTACAGAAAAAAATGGTGGTGAAGATTTAGTTCCTGCCAGAACAGCCGATGGAAAAGTTACAGCAAGTAGAAAATTAAAAATCCAAAGTAAGATGGTAAGTATAATTAAAGCAAGTTTAAAACAACATGATATTAAAGCATACAATATGTTTACTGAACAGATGAAAAAGGCAAGTGATGTTACTACACAAAAAAGATTTTACATGGGTGAGTATGGGTATTCAAATGTAAGAGATGTGTTGTTAGGAAAGACAGAGGTTCTAACAAAGGCAGAAAACTTTGATAGGTTTGAATTAGAAAATATTACTGAGTGGTGGAAAAAGAAAGCTAGTAAACGATATGAAAAAATGATTGCAGAAAACAAGGTTCGTACAGAACTAGAAATCTGGACTCCAGAAACTATGAATAAGATTGACATAATAAGATGAGAATTTTATTACTTTATAGAGAACCATTTGATAGAACAATAACATCTAAAGTAGTTAGTGGTGGTGGAGAAATGTTTTGTAGGTCAATCTATGAAAACTTTAAAGATGATGTTATAGTTCGTCATATACCATATGCAGCTGACATTGAATGGAGTGGTTTAGATAAGAATCAAGAACAAAGAAATATAATTAATTTTGCTGAAGATAATAAAGTTGATGTTATTATATCAAATTACCCAAATGCAATTTACACAGGCTCTTTGATACAAAAATCACATATTCCAATAATGTTCATTTCGCATAATGTTTATCCTATACCATCAATAATACAAAGAATGAATAGTCTTACACACAATGGTCATTCAGTATTTCTTGTTTCTGAATGGCAACACAAAAGATATAAAGAAATGGTTAAACGGATTAAAAATAAATATCCAGATATAAGTGGGTATATAAATTCTTCTTATTGTAAAATTGAACCAAAGTTAGTTGAACCATTTTGGGATTGTGGAACTATCGGTAGATGTGATAAAAATAAAAAACCATTTCTATTAAGAAAATTATTAAAAGATACCGATATGAAAAATTTAATTATTTCTGGTAAATATCAATCTGAAAATGATAAAAAATATTATGAAAAAAATAAAGAACTTGATAATGTAAAATGGGATATTGAATATAATGAAGTTATTGATAAATTATCAAAATTCAAAACATATTTTTCAACTTGTAATCACGAAACATGGGGAATAACTGCATTAGAAGCTTTATCTTGTGGAGTGCCATTAATATTAAATGGATATAAAGATGGAACACACGCATCAGAAATTATACCAGCAAATAAAAGTCATTACAAAGTTATACCCACTAATAACAAAGAAGAACTTATAAAAGCTATAAGGTCATTTAAAAATGTAGACAGAAAGGAAATTCAAGAAATGACTTTTGAAAAACACAGTAAAAAGAATTGGAAAAAGAATTTTGAAAATGCGATAGATAAAACAATAGGAAATTTTAAAAATGTTAGAACAGTTTTATGAAAATAATATAGATTTAACATCTATAAAAAAGTCAACATATCAAATTTTGTGTGTTCCTAATATTACAAGACAAACAAATTTAAATCAAGATTCATATGTTCTTGTTATGGAAAATGTGATTAAAGAACTAAATAAAATAAGAAATGATTTATTTTTTCACATTCCAATTACAGAATTTTGTTCAAGGTTAGATTTTACAAATACTAAACAATATATATTTAAGATACCATCATTTCCAAATGCAATGAGAGCACATTATGATTTTTATCAATGGAATAAAGTGTTAAATGCAAAAGAAATAGAAATGGATGTTATATGGAGTCATTTACCAGAACAAACTACAAATATAAAAAACCATTGTCATAACATTTATTCACAAGATATTCCTGTAATAGGTTATTCACATTGGATAGAAAACTCAGAGTTTGCTCCTAATTGGAAAACCACATTCTATCATAATAACATAACAGGTATGTTACAAATGGATAGATGTGGATTAAATACTCAAACTCAGATTGATGCTTTGTTAGAGGAAGCAAAAGAACATTATTCTGAAAAAACTATTAGTAAACTAAAAAATATTATGATACCTTTGTACTTAGGTATTGAAACTGATAAGATATCAAAGTCAGTAAAAACTAATACAGAAAAAATAATTGTGTTTAATCATAGAACAAAAGAGTACAGGGGTTGGAAAAACTTCATAAAAATAATAAAACAACTCAGAGAACAAAGACAAGACTTTAAAGTATTTTGCTCTATGATTGACCCAACAGGTATTCAAATGTTAAAAAAGACTTTTGATGATATGTCTTTTTTTGATTTTGATGGTCCGTCTGATAGAGATGAGTACACGAACAAACTAAAAAATTGTAGGGTTGGTTTTCATGGTGGAACTCGTTGGGCAATGTCAAGTCAAGATGGATTATGTAAAGGTATTCCTTATGTTTATGAAATAGGTAATGAAACTAAGGAATTATTTGGTGATAAAATGGAAAGTGGATTTAAAACTGCTCTCGAAGCTGTTCAATTAATTAATCGCATGTTGGATGATAATGATTGGAGAAATCAACAATCTCAACTTGCATTAGACCATTGTTCTAGTGTTCACGCATGGACAAATAGAGTTATATCATTTAATAATATGATAAGTGAAGCTATAGATAAACAATCAAATAATATTGTAAAATCTGGTAATAAAAAAGAAGATATCGTAGACTTTGTTAAGAAACAAAAAACAGTAGATACCAAAACTATGTCTAAGTATCTTGATTGGGGTAAACAGATAGGATTTAGAAGATACAGAAATTATTTGAGAACTATAGATGGAATTTATACAACTATGATTAATAAAAAAGAATATTATATTTACAATGAGGTTGATAAAAAATAATGAAAATTGTTATTATATCTGGTGGGTTTGACCCCATTCATAGTGGACACATTTCTTAC